AGTTAAGTCATTAAATCTATATCATAATAATTTAGATTTTTATTTATACACACTTAATTTTAAATATAATTCTGAAATACCAAACTTAACCACGGTTCCTGTTGAATCATTAAGTATTGAAAACAATATGAGTTTTGTTGGAAACAAAAATGATGTATCCAACAAGAATATGTTTAAGTCAGTGTTCTTCAAAAGTAAGGTAGTATTACATACGTTAGAGCATCTTAATTTAGATCAGGCAATCTACATTGATTCTGATATGGTACCTACAGGTGATATATCTGGACTATTTAAATATTTTGATCAGGTTGAGGATTATCCGTTAATCCAACAGGGGTTGTTTGAATATCAAATAAATTACGGTAGAGGTAATCCATTCCACAATGGAGGTTTTGATGAGACAAATATTTTGGAATATCCATTAATGAAAATGAACCACATACCGGTAAAAAATAGAACGCATTATTCTGTTACATCGGTAATGGTTTACAATAAAAATTGTAAACAATTCCTCAAAGAATACGATTGGTTAAACGAGTTTGCATTTAATTTGGATCTTGAAGAAATTAAGTTTTACTATCCATTTAGTGATGAGACAACCATGAATGTTTTATTGTGGAAATACAAGTACAACAAAAGATTACCATTTTTACAGATGAACATTGATGATATTAATAATGTTAAAGAATATTATGAATCAAACTATGAGAATGAAAAAGAGGTGACATCTTATGTTAGAGTTCCTAGTAAAGAAAAGAGAAGAGACATATTATTTTTCCATGGGGCTAAAGGTGAGTTGTCAAATGAAATTGTAACATTACAAAATAATGTTTTTAACTCAAGAATAGATTTAGATGAAAATAGATATTACATTTCAAGTAATATAGATTTTGATAGAGAGTTAAGTATTATTTTTTACGATGGTGATAATTTTATATATTCTTCAGTAAGTCACATAAAAAAAGGTTTTGAATATTGGTTTTCACCTGGTAGACACCTAAATACGGTAAATGACTTAAATGTTAAAATTTACGATGGTTATAGATTGATATATAAAAAAGTGTAAAATAAATTAGATTGGTACTGATAATATTTGTATATTTGTAAAATATTATTTATAGAAATACAAACATGATTAACAATATTGAACTTATAAAACCATTACTTAACTTCACTGACGATGGTGATTTCTATATGTTGTATGTATTCAAACGTAAGAAAGATCAACCTGAAGGTGAGAGAGACAACCACCAATCAGTTCGTACCATCAAAACTTATTGTGTTGATTCTATTGAATACTTGGAGAAACGATATGATGAGATTAAACAACTTTGTGAGATGTTTAAGGCTCGTGCATACATTCACGTTCAGAAACAAAACCATAAGGATGTTTCATTGGAGATGATGATGTCCTTGGCTGAAAGAATTAAAAACGGACAACACATTCAGAAAGGTTTGTTTGACTCAGTTGTTGGACAAATAAAGACCAACGAGAAGAGGTGGATTGTTGATGTTGATAGTAAGGACAACAAAGAGTTATTAAAGGTTAAACTTGCAATTGACAGTTGTGCTCCTTTTGGGAAAGATAAAATCATAAGTGAAATCCCTACCAAAAACGGATATCATTTGATTACCGATAGATTTGATGTCTTGCAGTTTAGTAATGTATATCCTGATATAGATATTGTAAAAAAAAACCCAACATTATTATATTATCCTAAATCATTATAATTTATAACATTTAAATTTTTCTTTTGGATGTCGTAATATATTTATAAGATATGTATCATTATGTTTATAAATTAGAATTACCGAAAACAAAAGAATTTTATTTTGGTAGTAGAACATCTAAAGTTGAACCAACTAAAGATGTTTATTATATGGGGTCTATGAGGTCTTGGAAAACAGATAAAAAAAAATTAATTAAAACTATTATTAAATGTGATTTTATTAATAGAGAAGATTGTATTAGATATGAACGAGAGTTAATCATTGAACATATTTCCGATAAATTAAACAGGAATGCCCATATTCCTGATGTTGGTTTTAAAACTGTTGGTTTGGGACAATATATGGGTGAAAATGGTAAAGTTTATAGAGTACCAAAAGATGATGAGTTAGTTTTGAATGGGACATTAAAACCATTTTGGTACGGTAGGAAACATAATGAAGAGTCAAAAAAGAAAATGAGTCAATCAGCTCTTGGTAAAAAAATTACCGATGAAACAAAAAAGAAGATGAGTGAATTTTGGAAGGGTAAATTAAAGACCTCCGAAACAAAAACTAAAATGAGTGAATCCGCAAAGGGTAAAAATAATAATTATAAAAGATATTTAGAACGAACCGGATTACCTCACGCTAAATCTAAACCTGTTTTACAATTTTCATTAGACAATGAATTTATTAAAGAATGGACGAATGCTTTAATTGCTTCAAAAGAATTAGAATTATCTTACAAAGCAATAAATAATTGTTTAAGGAAAGGATATAAAAAGTCACAAGGTTTTATTTGGAAATACAAATAATTTTTAGTATCTTTAAGAAATATAAATAAGTTTTATATTACCCAAATACATTAGAAAATGGATTATAAAAAAATAAAAAGAAAAGAATGTTTATTTGAGATCATTAATGATGTCACAAATGGCATGGACATATACAACCATAATGGATCTTTTTGGTTAATTAATACCGAAGAATTAAAATGGATGGTTGAATTTACTAAAGAAAAAACATTGTGGTATAACTACAATTTATTTAAATCTTTATTTAAGGGAATATCTTTAGATCTTATGGAAAATCAAGAATATATAACCGAATGGTTTGAGTCAAGATTTCTTAAACCTGAGGTGGTTGAAGATACCATTCAAAATGGGGTGAGACACACCAGCATAACAAATGCTAATGCTGAGAAAAGAGTTGAAGATACCATTCAAAATGGGGTGAAACACACCGAAGAAAGTAATCCGTGGATGTGCATGGGTGTTGAAGATACCATTCAAAATGGGGTGAAACACACCAATAAAGCGATTATCCGTATTAATAGTGTAGTTGAAGATACCATTCAAAATGGGGTAAAACACACCAATCGTACGTTGGAACCATTGAGCATTATAGTTGAAGACACCATTCAAAATGGGGTTAGATACACCTCTACTTACTATTCTGAACAACCCGATTCAGTTGAAGATACCATTCAAAATGGGGTGAAACTCACCTCAGATATAGGGAAAGAGAACGCAACACGAGTTGAAGATACCATTCAAAATGGGGTGAAACACATCAAGGTAAATCATCATCCATTGCATCAGATAGTTGAAGACACCATTCAAAATGGGGTGAAACGCACCAGAAGGAACTTCAGGAAGAAACACCAAAGAGTTGAAGACACCATTCAAAATGGGGTGAAACGCACATCTACGGTTGGTCATCTTCATCCGGAACTGGTTGGAGATATTATTCAAAATGGGGTGAAATACACCCGAATGATAGAGGAAGAAGATTCGTTTGAGGTTGAAGATGCCATTCAAAATGGGATAAAATACATCTCCAGTTCTGTTGGAAACTGTAAATATGATGTTGAAGATATCATTCAAAATGGGGTGAAAGAAACCATCCAAAATGGACAAAAGAACAAGTTGAGAGTTAAAGATACCATTCAAAATGGGGTGAAGGAAACTGAATTACATAAAGGGGTTAGACCATTGGCAGTTGAAGATACCATTCAAAATGGGGTGAAACGCACCAATCGTTCAAGTACAGATTGTCCCAAAAGCGTTGAAAATACCATTCAAAATGGGGTGAAGTACGCCTTTCCATTGTCAAAACTGACAGTCACTTCAGTTGAAGATACCATTCAAAATGGGGTTAAAGAGATCGGGGATATTTGTCTACGACGAAGCAGCGTTGTTAAAGACACCATTCAAAATGGAGTTAAACACACCGTTATTGGTGACATCTTTAATGATTGTGCGGTTGAAGATACCATTCAAAATGGGGTGAAACACATCGAGATTGGGTGGGCACAATATAATAAAGTTGAAGATGCTATTAAAAATGGGGTGAAAAACACCAGTCCAAAGATTTTTGAAAATAAGAAGCTTGTTGAAGATACCATTCAAAATGGGGTGAAAAACACCCTGTTTTTGCCTGAATCGATTCAATCAGGAGTTGAAGATACCATTCAAAATGGGGTGAGAAATATTTCCCCAATGACACAATATATTGATTGGCAAGTTGAAGAAATAATCCAAAATGGGGTGAAAAACACCATAGATCTTAAACTTTCACGAGAAAACACTGTTAAAGATACCATTCAAAATGGGGTGAAACACACTGAAGATGGTGATTGGTTAGATGGTGATGAAAGGTTTAATGATATTATCCAAAATGGAGTGAAACACACTTTAGGGACAGAATATATGCAAAAATCAATGGTTAATGATGTTATTGAAAATGGTATGATTAATTTAAAGAAATAAAAAATGATAAAAAGAGAACACTTACAATTTATTTACAATCGTCTTATTAACATATACGGTGAAAAACCTACCTATGACTACATGATCAGATTAAAAGTCATATTGGATGAAATTGAATTAAAGGAAATTAATGACAACATTAATAGGATGAAAGTTGAAAACAATGAAAGATCTGAAGTAATTGTTAAATGTGTTGACAATTGTACCTGTATGTCTGTTGACAAGTTCAATGATGATACCGATTATTACATAACGTTTTATAAAACTTATGGGAATAAATCTTTGTGGGGTAGAGTTAAGGAAGCTTGGAAAACCATTAGAGGTTTAAACTCAGATTTAAATGAAATTGTTTTAACCAAAGAAGATTATCAAAAATTAAGAAATTTTTAAATATGGTCAAAAAAACTTTTTATCAGATTAATAAATGGTTTGAATTAAATCTTGGTTGGTTTTTTGTGAACGGAATAAAACAAGAAGTTTGGGAAGAATACTTACGTAAAAAATATAAAAATGGAAATAGAAAAATTTGAACAGGCAAAAATAATCAAAGAAAATCTTGATAGATTGGAAAGACAAAAATACAAACTAGAAGGTGCTCTTAAAGGTTGTGGGTTGGGGGTAAAAATTGAGTTTACGAATCCTGGACCGTTTATGGTAAAAGGTGATGTAAGTTTTAATAACAAGGAGATTATCATAGAAATGATATCCAAAGAACTTGAAAGATTGAATAAAGAAATAGAATTGGTAAATAAAGAATTTGAGTTAATATAATTGAAATGGATAAACTACAACAACTATGTAAGTATATCTACGATTCTTCTGTTATGAGTTATAATGGTAAAACCAACCCTAACAAACAGGTTCTTAACATTAAACAATTGATCTTAACTTATATTAAGAATGAAATAACACCATGTGAACTAACGGATCAGGAAAAAATATCTTACATTATTGATAATGAAATGGAAATTACTCTTGCGGTTTCAAAAGGTCATCAAGCCAATAATGGTGATCAATATCAGGAAGCAAGAGTTAAGATTAAAGAATATCGGTTAGAATTAGGTTTAATAAAAAAATAAAAGTATATTTGTAATATGGACAAAGTTAGAATTTATTTAGATGATGTAAGAACGCCAGTGGATCCAAGTTGGATCGTTGTACGTTCTTATGATGAGTTCGTTCAAAAGATCAACTCAATTGGGTTGGAGAATATTGAATTAATATCGTTGGATCACGACTTAGGTGATAGTGCGATGGCGGAATGGCACTACGGTGTTGTGAAAAACTACATAATCAATTACGATAACATCACTGAGAAAACTGGTATGGATTGCACCAAATGGTTGGTTAACCAATGGTTGGATGGTAAACCTGTAGTAGAAGTTGTGATCCACTCTGCAAATGCCGTAGGTAGCGGTAATATGATGGGATACATCAACAATTACAGACACTTGAATAGAATGCCTCAGAATTGTGTGAGAGTTCATATAGAACACACCGTATAAAACAAATGAAGAAGATAAAGATTTATTTGTTTGTCTGTTTGTACTATCTTAATGTGGTAAAACAATCTATATTAAATATATTTTTAAAGAAATGAGTGATTTAGAAAGATTAGAAAATCAATTAGAGGAAATTGAAATGGTTCGTTATAGAATGGAGAATGAAGGTTTCCACTATTGTTTCAAACATTACTCATCATTCAAAGAAGTTCAGGATGAAAAGTTCCACGAACTGAGAAGAAAGTATTTGGAGGTATCTCATGAACTTGATGAATATGTCCATTCAACGATCAACACATTGAGAGATAAAATTGATGGATTGGAAGACATCAATTAAATAAATAAAATAATATGACACTAGGAGAATTTATTAAGAACTTTAGTCATAACAATATCATTAGGTTACATTACAAGGAACCTAGTGGTACTGGACTTGTATTGAGAGATTGGAACGATGTTTCAATGGACCACGAGATTTTAAAAGGTAAGGGTAAAAACCGACATTACATTAACAATGAGGTATTGGGACTAACGGGAATTAATTTCGGACAGGGATATACTCATTATCCTGAAGCAATTAACATAGTAATTGAGAGATTAGAAAACCAACCTATGATTGAGGAAACTCCTGACGATACTGAATTTAATACCGAAAGTTGTGAATAAATTAGATAAACAATAGAAAAATATGAACAACCTAGATAAATCATACCAATCACTCCTTCAAGACATTCTTGATAACGGAGTAAAAAAAGAAACTAGAAACGGAGGAACATTATCTGTATTCGGTAGACAGATTCGTCATAATATGAAAGATGGATTTCCACTTCTTACAACCAAGAAGATGGCTTGGAAAACTATGGTAACTGAATTACTATGGTTTTTAAGAGGTGATACCAACATCAAATACCTTGTTGAT